AAGAAAGATCCAGGAGTTTTACCAGATCTTCCTGGTTATCATATTCTTGTAAGACCTATTAGTATAAAAGAAACAACAAAAGGTGGTATTCTCTTACCTGATTCAACAAGAGAAGATATATCATATTTAACTACAGTTGGAAGAGTATTAAAACTTGGTGAGTTAGCTTATCAAGATCCAGATAAATTTCCAAATGGTGCATGGTGTAAGAAGAATGATTACATTGCCTATGGTAAACATGTAGGACAAAAATTATTTTATAAAGGAGTTAGACTATTATTATTATTTGATGATCAAGTAATTATGAAAGTTGAAGATCCTACAGATTTAGATCCTACATTTAATTTAACAAAAGGTTCATTTTAAACTTGCATTATAGGAAAAAGTATGGTATAATATAAGTAATAACAATAATACGTAATGCGTTTGTGTCGTATACAACGGAGGATAACATGGCAGACAAAGAAGAATGGAATGAAGTAGAAGTTCCTGAAACAGAAAATAAACAAGAAGATAAAGTGCAGTATGAAGTAGAAGGTGAAGAGAATGAAAAAGTTGAAGCTTCTTCGCCTACTAAAGCAGAAGAGAAAACAGAACAACCAGAAGTTAAACAAGAAGAAACTCCTGAAGAATTAAAAGGAATTGAAACTGAAGGTGCTCAAAAAAGAATAAGGCAACTTATTCGTCAAAGAAAAGAACGAGATGAACAGATTCAACAACTTATTCAACAAAATGAAAATTTAAAACATTCAACAACTAAACAACAACAACAGTTTAATAAAGTTAGTAAATTAAATTTAGATGCAACTGAAAAACAATTAAATGATAAAGTTGAGTTAGCAAGAAATTCTTATTTAGAAGCTTTTGAAAGTCAAGATAAAGAAAAACTTTTAAAAGCTCAAGAAGCTTTAAATGAAGCTCAAGTAGATTTAAAGAATTTAACAATAACACGAGGTCAATTTCCAGACGAGCAACCACAACTAGAACAACCACAAGTTGCACCACAACAACCAATGCAACCTGCTCCAGATCCAAGAGCACAAGATTGGGCTGCAAATAATGAATGGTTTGGAAAAGATAATATTATGACAGCATCTGCATTAGCTATTGATGCTGAATTAAAAAATGAAGGATATACACCAGAAGATCCTGATTTTTATATAGAGATTGATAAAAGAATTACAGCAGCATTTCCTCATAAATTTAAAACAGAAGAACCTGTTGCTGAAAAAGAAATTCGTACAGATGGTCCGTCAACACCATCTCAAGTTGTAGCAGGGAGTTCACGTTCCTCTCCTAACTCTAAAAAAGTTAAACTATCTCAAGGAGATATAAGATTAGCTAATAAATGGAGTATACCACTTGAACAGTATGCAGCTGAAAAGCTTAAAACAGAGAAAGCCGAAGGCGAGTATACAACAGTTAATATGAAACGTGGAGGATAAAAATGACACGATTAAATACACGTAGTACTCAGAACAGAGAAACCGAAACTAGAGAAGAAACAGATTATACATATGAAGAACCTAATGCAACTTCAATCCCTGAAAATGTAAAACAGAGATTTGCAAATGATGGTTTAACACTTGGTTGGTTACGTATCGACTTACGAGGTAATGATGATTACATGAATGTTGGTAAGAAATTAAATCAAGGATGGGAATTTGTTACACCTACCGAAGTACCTGAAATGAGTGCAACTTCATTCGTGAGGAAGGAAGGTCGCTATGCTGGAGTCATCAGTCGTGGAGATGTTGCGTTAGGTAAAATACCTACGAAAAAGCTAGAGGCTAAAAAAGAATTTTATAAAGCTAAATCAGCAGAACAGATGGAGGCAGTAAATTCACAATTAATGAAAGCTTCTAACTCACGTATGCCGATTAGCAATAATTCTAAATCAACAGTAACAAAAGGAAGAACCCCTCAATTTCAGGGATAAACCTTTTGTTTTTTTTTAAAATTTTCAAATAGGAGAAATTGAAATGGCTACAAGTTATAATCCGTTTGGTTTTCTTCCAGTTCGAAAAAGAGATGGTCAAGCGAATACAGAAGCATTTGGACAAATTGTTCAACCTGTTTCCAATTCTGCAATAGGTATAGTTTCATTACTTCCTCATGACATTTATACAGGTGACATGATTGTTATTAAAACAGCAGGTACAATAAAAACCTCTGCTGGAACATCATTAAAACCTTCAGGTGTTTTTCAAGGATGTACTTATGTAGAAGATGGAGAACCAAAGTTCTCTCGTCATTGGACAGGTGCAACATCTGCGTCTGATGTTAAATTACATGTCATTACTGATCCTACACAAACATATTACATTCAAGCGAATGCAACTTTATCTGATGGTGAAATAGGAATAGTCAAGAATTATACTTGTTCTGTTACTAATACCTCTGTTGGATCAACTATTACTGGTCAATCTAGGTATCACTTAGAAGCAGCAGCAGTTGGACAAGCTGTAGAAATAGGTGCTCATGCACGTATTGTTGGACGTAAAATGATTGATGGAGCTTCCGTAGGAGGCAATGTAGCTTCAACTGACCAATATCCTATTGTTGAAGTTTGGCTTAGTGGACACAGAAGTAATTTTGTTAAAGCTCAAGTTTCAACATCTGTATAGTTTAGAAAGGAATAATTAAATGGCTATTAATAGAGCTAGTATTAGTAAAGAACTCCTTCCTGGACTGAATGCAGTTTTCGGATTGGAGTACGGAGAAGTAAACAATGAACATGAGCCTCTATATGATATAGAGAACTCAGATCGTGCCTTTGAAGAAGAAGTACTCTTCACAGGTTTTGGAACAGCACCAACTAAAAATGAAGGTGCTGCAGTTAGTTATGATGATGCATCAGAGTCTTATACTGCTCGTTATACTAACGAAACTATTGCATTAGCTTTTGCAGTAACTGAAGAAGCAATGGAAGATAATCTATATGATACTTTCGCTAAGTTACGTGCAAAAGGACTAGCAAGAGCAATGGCAAATACAAAACAAGCTAAAGCTGCTGATTTGTATAACAATGCTTTTACTGCTGGTAATAGTGCAATAGGTGATGGTGTTGCATTTATTTCAACAGCTCACCCAACAGTTCTTAATGGTACACAAAGTAATTATGCAAATAATGGTACAGCAGCCGATTTATCACAAAGTACTCTTGAAACAACTTTAACTCAAATTCAAAAGACTAAAGATGATCGAGGTATTTTAATCGGAGCAAGTGCTATGTCATTGCATATTCCTGTTGATTCTTGGAATATTGCTGATGTTATCTTAAACACACCAGGGAAACCTAGTAGTTCAGATAATGACATCAATCCAACAAGACACATGGGAATGGTTCCTCAAGGCTTCTATGTAAATAGAAGATTTAATGATGGGGATGCTTGGTGGGTTAAAACTGATGTTCCAAATAGTACTAAAATGTTCATTAGAACACCTTTACAAACTAAAATGGAACCAGATTTTGATACTGGTAATCTTCGATTTAAAGCACGTGAAAGATATTCTTTCGGTGTTTCAGATTGGAGAGGCTGGTATGGAAACGCTGGTACTTAATACTAATAATTCTGGAGAGGTGCGAGTGATTCCACCTCTTCAGTTTTTACTAAGAAAGAAAAAAACATGGCAAGTAAATCAAAATTTTTACAAGGAACAGGGGTTATCGTAACTACAGAAGGTGATTCACGTATTCTTGCTGTACATGCATATTCTACTGTAAATGGTACATTTGATATAGAAGATACCAATGGAAGTAAAATAAAATTTCAAGTTCCTGCAAGCGGACAGGCAGATATTTTTATAGGGGAATTAGGAATTAAATGTAATGCTACAGTATGTGTTTCAACTCCTGGAGCAAATGGTGGTGTAACTTTAATATTAGGATAATTCTATGCCCACTTATTCATATTTAAAAACAGATATTATAAATACAGCAGAAAACGATTCAACAGAATTTTCAGATCAAATTTCTTATTTTGTTGAAAGAGCTGAAGAACGTCTTATGAAAGAATTAGATGATTCAGGATTAGATTATTATACATCCGTAACACTTTCTGTTGGTAATCCAGTTGTAAGTTTACCTGATGGAGCTTTAATAGTTCGTAATGTAAATTATAAAACAAGTGTATCTTCAAATATTAAAACACTTTTACAACGACCTTATGAATATGCAATAGATTATTGGGGATATGCTAGTGCATCTACAGGTACTCCACGATACTATGCAAGAAAAAATAATACATCAATTTACATTGTACCTACACCTGCATCAACAGTAACAGGTGAAATACAATATACAAAAAGACCACTAGCCTTATCAAGTGCTACAGGAACAAGTGCAACAACTTCAAATTATTTTAGTGAATTTTGTTATAATGCTTTATTTAATGCATGTATGATTGAATCATATATATTTATGAAAAGTTGGAATACAGTTCCTATATGGGAAGCACAATATAAAAATTCAATAGATGCATTAAGAAATCAGGCAAGAAGAACAAGACAGGATGATATGGAATCAGCTACAAGTCCTATAGGAGGTCCTGATACAATTATACAGGGAGCTAATTAATGACAGTTAGCAGAGTAAATATTAAACAACAATTAAAAAATAAAAAGGGAAAGAAAAATGGCAAAAGAAAATAATAGTCCAGGACCATATA